AACAAAGGTGGTTCCTTTTTCTCCATTGATCTTGCGAAGAAGTTCATATATTGTCTCTGCAGAATCCGAATCCAGATTACCGGTTGGCTCATCAGCCAGAATAATCTCCGGAGAATTCATCAAGGCTCTTGCAATTGCAGTTCTCTGCTGTTGCCCGCCGGACATTTTGGAGGAAGGATTGTTGATAACATCTTTAAGTCCAACCAGCTCCAGATACTCCTCCGCCTCACTCCTTCTTTTTTTCCCTCCCTTTCCATACTGTATCTCATAGGGCATCAGTACATTTTCCAGAGCAGTGAATTCAGGCAGCAGATAATGAAACTGAAAAATAAAGCCGATGGTCCTGTTACGAATTTCGGCCAGTTGGTCAGCCGGCAGCTTATTGATTTTAAGACCATTTACATGAATCTCACCAGAAGTAGGTTGGTCCAGGGTTCCCATAACATTAAGAAGAGTCGTTTTACCGCTTCCTGACTGTCCAATAATCGAATTAAAGGACCCTTTTTCTATATTTAAGTTAATATCATAAAGTACCTGGTTCTGGATTTCTGAGCCGTATATTTTATTAATATTTTTTAATTCCATAACATACTTCATCTTTTACCTCCTGGTTTCATTAATTATTGCGTATAATATCTACCGGATTTAGTCTGGCTGATTTTACTGCCGGCAGCAAGGAAGCCGCTACGGAGGACAGCAATGCCACCAATACAGATATACTAATAAATCCTTTGTTTAGATATAATGCAACGATTGGGGTACCATCAGGATTTAATGCAAAGGTACTAAATCCATAAGATAAGCCGAGACCAAGAACAATTCCAAACGCTGCCCCGAAGCCTCCAAGAATAATCCCCTGTGAGAGAAAAACATAACACGCCATCCGGTTTTTCATACCCATGGCCTTTAAAATGCCTATCTGCTTTGATTTCTGCAATACCGATATAGCAAGAACACTGGCTATTCCAAGCACAACAGATATAAGTACGAATATCTGTATCATATAACTTGATATACTCTGACCTTTCAATCCGCTTAGCAGCTGCTCATTCTGTTCCTTCCAGTTCGTTATGGTAACATCCCTTCCTTGTAAGGCAGTACTTATACTATTACCTATGATATCTGCCGAAAATACCGATGAATCCTTCACCTGAATTTCTACAGAAGTAATTTTTCCGTCTTCTTTGAATATATCCTGAGAAGTCTCAAGATTTGTAATTGCCCAAGTCGTATTAATAGATTTCACCTTCAAATCATAAAAGCCTTTAATCGTCAGTGTAACCAGTTCTTTCTCCGGTGTAATGACGCTGATATCCTCTCCGGTATGAAGGTCATATTTATCCTTTATATCCGTTCCAAGAATAACTTCATTTCTTCCTACAGGCATACTTCCCTCTACCAGTTGCTTTTTTAGATCATAGATTTCATCTGCACTTGTTAAATCAAAGCCTCTTAAAAGCAATGATGCAGCATCCTCTTCTCTATCAAGAAAAACCGGATGATCAGAGACAGGAGAAATGGTAGTAATATCCTTATCCGCCGATTGTATCAATTTAATAATTTCATCATAATTATTTAATTTTTTATCTGCTGCATCCGCTGTAACGGTTATCTGTGATGCATTCCCAATTGTCTTATCCACCAGACTTTTTTGGAGTCCCTGAATAAGAGAACCGATAAATATCTGTACCGAAACACCTATGGAGATGCCTAAAATTATCAGTATAGTCTGCCCTATGTTTGATTTTAGAAATCTAGCACCTATTTTAAAACCAAGTCTCATTTATCAGCCACCTCATCACTACATATTTTTGATTTATATTACAGTCAGCATCACAACTTAATCCAGTATGATTCATTATCTGAAAAGTCATATCTGTTAGTTGTAAATTTTTAATATTAATATAACACAACTCATCATATCTTTCAATATAATTTGAATCAATTTAATTGTATTTAATTATTTATAGAGGGTAAATACTTCATGATGTATTATAATTATAACACTTGCCACCATTGACAAATTGTTCTATATATTTCATACTGTAAGTAAATCATTTCACAGGATGTTACGAAAAACATTTGTGAATTTTCTTTTTCTTGCATTAGCATTGAAGGATAATAGCATCTTTTTAACAGCCCAGGATTCATTACTAATAGAATAAAGTATTATCTTTAGTCAAGGTAAAGCTATACGTTAGAGTTACTCCTCTTTTAAAAGAATTAAGTAATTTAAAAGGTCCGAAAAGATAAGTTTTTTTAATCTCTTGTGCAAACCTACCACAACATAATATTAGCAGATTGAGTGTATTTATTGATTGAATGGGAATATTCAATATTATGCTTATATGACCTCAACTTGTAGTAAGAAATTAAAAAAAATCATATCCGCAAGTGACATTATCATGTGCTAAGGAACTGATTATAACAAAATATGAAACTCAAATGAGTTCATAATAAATAATACATAGGAGGATTTTGTAATGGATGTACAAAATACGTTATTATGGACATTTACAACAAAATGTCCGGTACCAGGTGACATTAACAATATGTTGATTGAGGGGGAAGAGGCTTTGCACGCTTACAAAACAATTAGAGATGTAGCTGTTTTTACGAACAAGCGACTAATTGTTAGGGATGCTCAAGGTCTTAGCGGAAAAAAAGTTGAAGTATATAGTTTGCCTTACTCTTCAATTGTTATGTATTCCACTGAGAATGCAGGGAAAATATTTGATATAAATGCAGAAGTTGAATTATGGACAAAAGCAGGACATATAAAAGTAAACCTAAATAAAGGTGTTGATATCAGAGAATTTGATAAAATTATAGCCAATGCAATATTAAAGTATTAACAATCCGTCCTGGCAACAATAGGACAGCTAAAAGATATAATATTATGGAATATGCTGAGTTTAAAAACACAACGTGATAAAAATAGCAGGAAGTAAGAAATAATAAATTCATTGGACATAATAATATGCTTATAAAGGCAGCCGGTAGGACGGTCATGCCATCCGTTTCGAGTCTTGGGAAAGGGGTGGTGCTTATGTACATTACATATGGTGATTTATTTACATTTGTAATTATGGTTGTAGCTATCATTACACTCGTTAGAGAAAACAAGCACAAAAAATAGCCGTCCTGCTCTCTGGTAAAGGTTAGGACGACTACTTTGTACTGATTAAATTATTCTTTTGCCGGAATGGATAGGTGCCTCTATCCCCCGGCTGTCTTGATAAGCATATTATAAACCACATTTGAATGTGGTGTCAATTATATTATTATATTTATAACATTAACCATTAATATATCCACACCTTATCAAACATTCAAGGATATTATCCACAGATATAATGCAACCGTTGAGGATAATTCCTTAAAACGCCCTGACATACCTCTATTGGATTAAAGCATACCAGTGCCCTGTATATATTTCGGAAGATATTGCTATAAGAACAGTATCTGCAAGACTTGAGCATGCACAAACCAGTACCACAATGAACATATATACCCACAGCTTAAAGGAATCAGATAGAAAGGCCGCAGATAAGCTATTTCAGTAAAATTGAAACTGTTATAAAATAGTCACAAAATTATAAAAGGCACCCATTAATGGATGCCTTTTAGCTTTTTAAAACCGTTCAAACCCTTGAATTTACCAGGTTTTCTTTAGAGCTCCCGACGAGACTTGAACTCGAGACCTTTACCTTACCAATGGGCATAAGAACGTTTTATAATTTGGCACATCGTGCTGTAACTATTGATTTTATAGCATTTCTTAAGTTTTGTCTTTTATGGTTTAAAGTGATTTTTTACTAAATATTATTTCAGTAGTCCCCAAATAGTCCTCAATAAATTACTCACTTAGGGTATAATCCTCTATTATATCTCCTTCTTGTGGACCGGCTATAACGACTTTTATTTCCTCAACTAAGCGCCCACGTATGTATATCTCAATTAACTCTTCTAAAGAACTCCATTTTATTATAGCAGCTTTTTCATATATTTCAATTACATTTAATAGACATGCCATTGACTGTATCTTTACTTCTTCAAATTCTAAATATTCGGGAACATCAAAACCAAAACTATAATTATCAGTATCAATTTTGGAAACTCCGAAATTTTTAAATTCATTATTACATAGATCATCCAGGTAATTTTGTATATCACGAATTAATTTAATTTCGTTTTCTACGAACATCTCTAAGTGATGTTTCATTTAAAGTCCTTTCTAAGAAAAGCACCCCAAAGGATGCTTTATTTAGTATTATTACTTTTTCCATATACATCTCTAATATAATTAATTAATCTGTCTTTATTCGAATAATCTGACAAATTTATTAATTCTTCGATTTCTTTTTCTATCTCTGTTAGATCATATTCTTTATATTTCATAAGCTTTGTAATAAGATAGTCTATTCTTATCTCATTTATTTCGTCATATAAGGATTTACTTAACATTGACAATTCATCATACATGTATTTAATTTTATAGAGACTGATGCAATTATCAACTAAGCTCACTGTATAAAAAAGTATAAATAAATTAAAATATATTATAACTATAAATATACACCAAAATAAATATATGTTTATCAAAGGCTTTGGACTTATTAATGCTAAATAGCATAGAATCAACATTATAATAGATATACCAATATTTAAAGAATGAAATAAAAAACTACTAATTATCTTATCCAAGGTTCCTTTAGGATTGTATTTATCAATAGTTATTAAATCTTCTTTTGTAAATAAACTTGTAATTATTGCTATTCCACTTAATGATAATCCCAATAATCCAATAAAACCACCAATTACACACAATATAAGATTTAAAATACCTTCCTGAAAGTAATTAAAATCATTATACATATCTATATAAAATAGGAATAGGGTAATTAAAAAAGTAAAGAAAACAGACAACTTTACTTCTGGCTCACTAAAGTTGAGGTAATCATGCATTTTTTTATTTGCTTTTATTCTTTCAAACGTGTTTATCACCTCTCATTTTTTTCTTTAAAATAACAGATTGACAAGCATCTTTAAATTCAATTACATTGTTTATCTCTCTTTTGACAGCTTTCTTATCTGCTGTAGAATATTTTTCACCGTATTTGTCTATTGCTTCAACTTCTGCATATCCATTTTTTGTAGAGACATGTGCATTAATTTGATTATGTATACTATTAACTTCTTTTAATTGATCTTTAATTTCCGTAGATTCAATATTTAGTCCTTGTCTACTTGCAGAAGTTAAAATAACGCTCTTAGTTGCTATATTCGCTTCCTCAAATTTTTTCATTTTGGATCCAGCATTATTTTGCAATGCTCTTAGTTCATCTCCATCAGGATTTGGAGGTTGTAAGCGTATCTTTAGTTTTTGAATACTAGGTATCTCTTTTAATTCTTTTTCGATTTCTTTTATATTCATACCATGCGTATATTGATTTACAGTAAAATTATAACCATTTTTATCATTAGCAAGACTACTATTTATTAATCCTTCAAATGCCTCTAAAAATTCTTTATGGCCTAATCTGAGAGCTGTGTGATACCCTACAATTTCGCTAAATGTATCAAAATAAAATTCGACTCCTTCAGTATTGTTAATTGAACGAGTCTTTAACTTCTTTTCCTGTTCATCAAACCTTTTAAAATATATTACTGAATCCTTATAAACGTAGCCTCGAATAAAATCATCGGTTTTCTCTTGAACGGAAACTTTATATGTTGTAGTTTCAATGCGTACCTCAGTATCTACTCTAAATACTTCTTCTTTTTCGAACACTATACCATCTACAAATAAAGTGTGTAATGTTTGAAGTATATCACGAATATCTAATTTTTTATTATAAACCTGATAAATATGAGATGAATTTAAATTAATTTTACCAAAATATATAATCATTATAACCCTCCGACTAATTATTTATTACATTATACACTGAGATAATGTTTTAAACAATATAAAAGGGCAAAATATGACAATCAATGCAAAGAAATGTTAATAAGTTCATTATACGAACGTTTGTTCTTTTTGTCAATAGAACTATTTGCTTAATGTAAAAAAATTCCTTTAATCTTTTTTATTTTCCTTTTACTTCTTCCATTCCAAAAGAACTAAATCAGGAAAATCACTATTGGAGAAGAAAACCAAATGAAGGATATTTTTTTCATTAAAAATCTCCCTTTCAAGGGAATCCCTTAATGTAACTTAATCACTAGATAAACACCCATTGAGATTTGCATCCGTTTGAAGAAGCCGATGATGAGTATTATGTAATTTGTAACTGATTTGATACACTATGAATAACAGAAATATTATTCCCCTCTGATTGAACACCGTAGGCAATATATTGTCTATATTCATTTCCATATATATCTTTATAAAAAAAGTCAATAATATTATTACAATCATGAAAAATAGTGTCTCTTATTATATTATGAATCTGTATGTAGAAGTGCATCTTTATTATACCGTCTTTCCCTAATATAAATGGTTCAATCACTTCAAAATTTTTAGTAGAAATTTTTAAATCAATAACTGGTCCAGCCCCGATATTTACTATCATTAATTCTGCATTCACCCAATCCCCAGTCATTACTTGTTCATATTTAATCCTATGCTGTTCGTTAACCCTATCCTCGCTATTTACTAATATCCACTTAACGCACCGGTTGTTTTCAAATATATAATCGGTTATATATGCAGTGTCTAAAATGTTTTTATTAACAGCTCCATTGTACTGATACACATTTAAAAGCGGCAATACAGAATTTTTTCTATCAATTTCAAGCTCACTTAAACTATCTTGTCTTGTAATAAACAATCCAATAAGTGTTACAGCTCCTCCAATAATAGCACCAATAAATCCTCCAAAAAAACCAATCCAATCATTTTCCACCTGATATTTTGTTAAATTCCCAAACGATACTGTTATTAATACAATAATAGAAACCACAATTACAATTACAAATGTTCCCAGAACAACTCCTATAATTGATTTTAGAAACTTACTTTGTTTTGTACTATTCTTATATCTTTTATTCATGTCCTCACTCCTACGAAAATTCACGTTTATAATCTCCGCTTCAAATTAAATAAAGTATATACTTATAACACTTTCCTAACTTTTTTCCTCAGATATCATAATCTAAGATTTAGATATCTAATTGAATCATTCATTATTCCCCTTAATTAATTCAATATTACCACAATTCCCATTTGGCTACAACACATTCACTAATTTTACCGCTGGCACTTCCCCCACCATCTAAGTCAGCTAGTCACCCTAGAGTCTTGACTTCTGTCTAGTTCTGTATGTTCACATAATAGTTTCACTAGCTGTATAGGTACAGCGGAATTTTCCGAATAGAAAAATCCCCCGGCATACGACTCCAGGAGAATGGGATGGTCTTGCAATCACTTCTTAACAGGTGGTAACATACATTTAAAATTAGTCAATGATTAATTAAGTTCCGTGACAGGAATTCCCTCAACGGAATTTTACGTTACCAAACTGATGTCAGTATATAATAACATCAGTTCTTATAGACTATTCAATTCCTTAATATCATTTATGTCTGATTAATTAAACCCCTCATACTCATTTAAAACCCGAGTGAGCGCTTGCCTTCTTACTCTTATACTTCCCAACTTTAATTCAGGGTGCTTATCGGATCTTATAAGCTCATGAATGTAAGCAAGATTTTAAGTATCTTTGTCACTTCTCTCGCTGTGTATACAACATCGCAATCCTTCTGTACCATAGCATTATTTAGTGGCTCTTGAGGCAAATTAAATGAAGATAAACTACTCATTAGCATTTCTAATTTAGTAATTGCTTTCCTCAAATCGGATATCTGCTCTTCAATATACCTTCATTCTACTCCTATCCATTGTATTATGTAATATTTTATCTTTCCAATGGATTAGTTGTCTAGTATACTGAAGTAAAATAATTAGAAAGTAGGGATTGTATGCTAACAATTGATGAGTATATCGCATGCAGAAAGCAAGAGGACAACCTAAAGGATTTTGATTTGGACCTTCGCTCAAAAAATACTAGAAAATGCGTAAATTATGTCTTTGACTATTTTAACGACTATCTAGTTCAACATGAGAAAAAAGCTAAAACTTATATGGATATTGATAAAATAGAAAAATATAGCTCTCGTGTGTCAACCTACTCTCCAGAAGTAAAAAACTGGCTCGTTGATTTATACAGTAAGCATTATAATCTTATAAACTGTTCAATGAAACATATCATAGAAAAAAATGAATTTTTTCTTTTAAGTTATACAGAGGATGATTTCCAGATTATCGCTGATGATTGCCGTACCAATCTTTCTCGTAAGTGGCCATATCTTAGAGACGAAAAAGAAGGAATATTACTTTTCGTAAAAGATCAGCACAGGATTGAGAATCTTGTTTATTATGATGATAAAATACCCCATCTGCCGGAAAGTATCGTTAACTGGATTAATGATACAATGAGAAACTTTAATATTGAATTAAGAACTTTTGCGGCCAGATATTCTTATAAAGTCAGGTATGACAATACTATTTTAAAGCCAATAGCTCCAAATAATTTATTTGAATATTCTGACTTCAAAGAAGATTTATCAAACAAAGAAAATTTATTTGATATTGACAATTTATACAGCAAAATATGTACAAAACCATTTATAACAAATAGAAAACAAGAACTCCTATTACTAATAATTTATTATTGGTCAACCGTCTTTAACAATATTAAAATTTGGAATATCTGTCTGGAAATATATAACTGCCAAACCTAAGCCAGTATATCTTTATAGTTTTTCATAGGAATTAGAAACTCATTGTCACTTCAATACGATTGAGACTGTACTAGATTAAGGATTTTTTCATAAACCTTGCACTGTGATTCCCCCGGAGGGGTAACTCTTCAATTTCTCAAGCCTTCGGATACCACGTGTCCATATCAATGCATAAAATATTCCCAAAATAGCTTTTATCACTATAAGAGTGATTTTTTATATGGATAATAAATAAAAAGAGAACACCAGTACAACTAAGAAAAAAGCTATCAGCAGCATATATTATATGTTCTATGAATGCAATATCAAAAATTGTTAGAAAAACACTTACTAATTATTGACATTAAATAACAACAGTTTCATACTGATAGTATAATTTTGCTATTAGGAGGGTTATATGGATAAAAATGTAGGTTTAGTAAGAAATAAAGGTATGAGTTTAATGACATTCCCTGAATCTTATACTGTTATTGACATTGAAACAACGGGACTAGACCCCAAATACGACTCAATAATTGAAGTGTCAGCAATAAAATATATTAACAACATAAAAACTAGTGAATTTTCATCACTGATAAAGCCTGACTCCTACTATACTCTTGATAGTGATTATGTCTTTGACGGTGGTGATTATGTTGTGGATAACGGACACAATATTCGTTATGTCGACGGGTTCATTACACAGCTTACCGGAATAACAAATGAAATGTTATCAACTGCTCCTGGCCCCCAAACAGTCTTGTCCGAACTTTATACTTTTCTTGAACAAGATATACTGGTTGGGCACAATGTTAATTTTGATATAAATTTCTTATATGATAATTTTAATTATTACCTTGATAAAAGATTACAGAATAATTTTATTGATACTATGCGTATATCAAGAAGACTCCTTCCAGCGTTAAAGCATCACAGACTAAAGGATATTGCAGCTCATTATTCCATATGCGACATCGGATCCCACAGAGCCTTAAGAGACTGCGAAATTACGAATGCTTGCTTTTTAGAACTTAACAAAACATTAATTAATACATATGGAGACCTTCAAGCTTTTAATGAATCTCTAAAAAAAGCATCCATTGTTAAAGCCACTAATATATCCACATCTAAAACCGACTTTGATCTTTCTCATCCTCTTTATGGTAAAGTTTGTGTTTTCACTGGCACCCTTGAAAGGATGATTCGTAAAGATGCCATGCAAATAGTAGCCGACTTTGGAGGAGTTAATGGCGATTCCATTACTGCTAAAACAAACTATCTCATCCTTGGTAATAATGATTATTGTAAGTTAATTAAAGATGGCAAAAGCAATAAACAAAAAAAAGCCGAGAAATTAAAGCTTGATGGCCAAGATATCGAAATCCTTACAGAAAATGTGTTTTATGACTTAATTTATTAATAAATAAACAAGTATATGCATAAGTATAAACCTATACAGACACTAAAGCATATTTTCAAAGCTTAAACGCTAATACGCCAGCCATGATTTTAAAAACCTTTTCCCAATATTTCATGACTGAATTTTCAGCTGCCAAATCTTTATTAATCGAATCAAGCCTGTCCTCCTTATGGAATATTTTGTTATATTGTGGTACACTCTCCTTACAGGCTATTGAAGTAGCTAAGTACATATGAGAAAGGAGAAAATTATTGAGTGAATTTACAAAAGTATCAATAGCACAAGATGTGTTAAATGAAGTTTTTAACAATAACAGAGAAACGATCATTGCGCAATTTAAACAAAGATTAGCTACTGTACTAGAAAATGATGATTTACATTGCTCGCCTGACGTATCTAAATTAATTGGATATGCTTCTGCAATTAGCATGGAAGTATCTGTTGAGTTAGCAACCGCAGTAGCTGTTACAACACTTGAGAAGGCCGGCTTAATAGAACCTGTCGGAAAGCCTGCTCTATCTCTTGTGTGGGATTCTTCGAAACAACAGAATCAAGATGATAATTAATTACTTCCTGCTGGCTTTGAACTTGTCCTTCAAGGTCAGCAACTCTTTTTACTAACGCCTGCCATCTTTTCTTACTTATGTACATCCTTTTTCCTCCTTTCCTTTTATTCAATATGTAAGGCTTTCTGTTTGTTCAATTTGTTTAATATCCAAGTCCTTTATTTCATTGGGATTTGTAAGGTCCTTACCTTCGTACTTAGCAAGAAACTCGCATAAAGCCTGACGCCTAATTTTCATACAACCAAGTTTTAAAGCAGGCAGGTATCCGGTCTTAATAAGCGAATACACATAACCTGTAGTTGTTTTAGGTATCTTTGATACATCTTTAACAGTATATACAATATCACAATTACTCGTAGATGTAATATCGTCACTCCTTCGTAATCTATTTATTGAACTTAAATCATGCAATTGCATTTCCATTTTAGTAAGTTTTCTCCTTAGTTCTTCTATTTGCTCTTCAATATACATTAACATTACCCCTTTTATTGTTTTACTTTATAATACAACTACTTAGCTTCAATGTATATTTATAGCCCAAGAATAAAGGATCCTTATAACTATTTACCAGTTCTCGTTATAGATTGATTTATATTCTCCTTTCAAAAGCTGATGTGGGAATTTTTTTCACATCGAGGTAGACACGTGGTATCCTTTCATTCAAATAAATTATTTTACCTCATGGGGGGGGATGTTACGATAAAGTATCTTTATATAACTGTTTAACTCTCCTATTACGTCTTAATAGACTTAGAGCCTTGCTCTCGCATTGTCTAACCGCTTCAATGGTCATACCCATCCTTTCCCCTGTCTCACGTAATGAACGTTTCTCTATGAAGCGATAACGAAGTATGGCTGACATTCTATCACTTTTAACTATATTATCTATAGTGTCCCATAGTTGGACACGTAACTGTTCGTTACCCACCTTCTCTATTGCTTGTGACACTGTATCTTCCTCACTTCTCACAGTATCAGCATAAGTAATTTCCTCATCATCTCCGCTCATTACCACATCAAGACTTTTGACTTTACCCTTGTACATAAAATGCTGTAGCTGCTGTACACTCTTGATCGATATACTTAGCCAGGCTGAATATTCTTTACTGGATGGTTCTCTATTGTAATGCTGCAGGTAGTATGATGTGACCCTATTATACTGATATATCCTTTCTTGTGTATGTACCGGCACCCGGATAACTCTTCCGCAGTTATCCAGATACCTTTTAACATCCTGTCCTATCCAATGAGAAGCATATGACATGAATAATACTCCCTGATCTGCATCGTAGCTCTCTACAGCCTTTACAAGCCCGAAATAGGCTTCATGCATTAATTCATCCATTTCTATTATTGGAGTGCTATTATAGTCACTCTGGCAAGCATAACGGTACTTCTTTACAATTGCATATATTATACCTTTATTCTGTGTATAAAGTAGCCCCGTATTTTCGGGGGAATCTATTCCTTGCTTTATAAGCTGTACCAAATCTTCATTACTCATGCTATTAACTCCTTAATTTGAGGTATAAAAAAACTACCAACTAATATTGGTAGCTGGTAGTTTGAGTTCTAAGAATTTTAATTTGCTTTTCGCCCTATTATTTTAGTTATTCTATTTAAAACATTGTTATTGTTGACATACAGGTTAATTTTATCTGTATCAATGATATCAATGCTTATATTATTATCACCATATTTAATAGGCATATTAATATCAAATTTATTAGGATAATTAATACTTTTAAAGTTACACTGGCTATTCTTCCCATCAATTTGGTAGTATACAATTATCTCATTAAATTTATCAAGTTTATTTGCTAAATATACTAACCCACTAGTTACTGAGCCTTCCAATAAAACATTTCCATTTTCAGCCTCTTTAATGGTATCAAGAATAGAACTAACTATTTTGTCCTTTTCCTTACTTTTAGAATCAACAATTGTATTCCAATCAATCGATGAATATACCAAATGTCTTCTTTGCCTTAAGTCAAATGGTAGATCACTTATATCCCCAAATTCACTGTTAAAAATGCAAATGACCCTTTCCCATCCTAGAATATTAACTGCATAACCAAGCTCAAGTAAAACATTTGGGTTAGGTGTTTTCTTACCGGATATATTATTATTTAATATACTTATATCAGCTACAAAAAATGAACATTTATCAATTTTTGAAAATAGAGTATCACATATATCCGGAGTTCCAGGAACATTCTTTGTATCTCTATCCTTAATAACATCTATTTGCAACGTTTTACACCTTTTTATTACTGTCCCAATACAATCCTCAATAAAATTTCTATTTTTGTTACTAGGTAAATCTGATTGCCATGAATAGAATAAAGTACTCATAGTTGCCCTTTCGTTTTTTTGTCATATTTTGAGTATTTATTTGCTATAATATAGATTATTATATCCCATTCTCTACCAACTATCAATATTCAGTTGTCAATGTACTATTAAAACATTCAAAATACCAATTAGAAATCTATATATGGTTTAATGCAACTATTTGTAACTAATTTTATTTAGTAATATAAAATTGTGGATCTCTGTCCAGTGTT